TATCGATGCCAATCTTCTTAATATTCCAATCGATCAACTAGATAAACTTTCAAGAGATATGTTCTCGCAGAAAGTATCTCAACTTGCTAAACAAACAAATGGCCGATTAATTGTAAAAGAATATCCTACTGGTTCGGCACACTCTGGTCACTTTCGTGCATTACTTAATGAACTAAAACTAAAAAAGAAATTTGTGCCAGATATTATCTTTATTGATTATCTTAATATCTGTGCATCTTCGCGTATGAAAGCAATGGGAGGATCAATCAATTCCTACACATACATTAAAGCAATTGCTGAAGAACTACGTGGTCTTGCGGTCGAGTTCGACGTACCGGTCGTCTCTGCAACGCAAACGACTCGTAGCGGTTTTTCTAACTCAGATATTGGGCTTGAAGATACGTCCGAGTCTTTTGGATTACCCGCAACCGCCGACTTTATGTTTGCGCTTATATCTTCCGAAGAGCTTGAAAAAGAAGGCAAGATTATGGTCAAGCAATTAAAGAATAGATATAATGATCCAACTTACAAAAAGAAATTTGTGGTAGGTGTCGACAGATCTAAGATGAGATTATATGACGTTGATGAATCTAGTCAAACTCTTAGCGATGATACTCCGGTCTTTGACCGGGCAGAAATGAATAAACGATTTGAGGATTTTAAACTATGAGAGATGCAACCTATCAAAGCTGGGATGATAAATTTTGGCTGTTAACAAGCGATGATAAAGCAGCTTATATTATCAAAAATTTTAAACATCATTTCTACGACTCAGAAAATAACGTAAAGGTGACAGCTGGTGAAACAAACACGCATAAAGGGGCTCAAACGTATTTTCAGAAAAATGAAGCCAGAGACTTAGAAGATTTTTTAACTAGTTATGTAAACAGCAAACTTAAAGAACATAATTATCCGTTTATGTTAGATGATAATCCATTTCAAAGAGAAGCTCCAAACAGGCCAGTATTGCTAGGATCTAGATGGAAAATACAATATCAGCCTGGAGGTTGGCAAGGGGCGCATAACCATCAAACCGCTGAGGATCTAGATGTAGATGGTGAAACATATACTATGATTTCTGTTGTTACATATTTTAATAATCCAGGTTTAGCAACACAAGATGGATATCTTTATAGCATTTTCCCGGAAAAAGACGGTACTATGAAAAAAATTGAAGTAGAACCTTCAGCTGGAAAGGTACTCATAATGTCAGGTAATTTGTTTCATGGAATTTATCCTACATCAGTAGAAAGAAATATAATCGTTATGGATTTTGTAGCAAAAAGGCTAGAGCAATGAAGGTAAGATTAATTGGTTACACTCAACCACCAGAAGATATCGTCGGTCTCGACGATCTACAAGACATCGTCGCGTATTGCGCCCGTGTCTCCAACCCATCCAACCAAATCAACTCAGAGACATCGGGAAAACTCCTCGACTACCTCATCAAGCACAAACACTGGTCGCCATTCGAAATGTGCTCAGCCACGCTCGAAGTCGAAACGACGAGAGACATTGCGAGACAGTTCCTCAGACACAGGTCATTTTCCTTTCAGGAGTTTAGTCAGCGTTATGCTGATATTCGCGATCTTACTAATTCTATTGTAATTCGTAAAGCCCGTTTGCAGGATGAAAAGAACCGTCAAAACAGTAAGATCACTGATGATGTTCAACTGCATTTGGCTTGGGAAGTTCATCAGCGTGATATTTGGCAACAGGCTATGAAATCGTATAAGTGGGCCATTGATAATGGGATCGCGAAAGAACAAGCTCGAGTAATCTTGCCAGAAGGTAATACTCCGAGTCGGCTATATGTAAATGGTACGCTTCGTAGCTGGATTCATTATATCGAACTTCGCACGGCAAATGGAACACAGCTTGAACATATGGAGTTGGCAAAAGAAATTGCTAAAGTAATTACAAAAATATTTCCATTTTATGCAAATTAACTGTGTACATTGCTTTTAAAACATGTTAAGGTATACTCATATATAAAAAAATGAGGCAGTACCATGAAAAAGTTAATCGCATCAGTAATGATTAACACCATAGTTGCAACAAGCGTTATGGCTATTGGAGTAGACGCAGCAGAAAAGGTAGAACAGGAAAAACAATTAGAATGCTTAGCTCTTAATGTTTATTACGAGACACATGCTCGTAGCTTAGCCGATGCAATGGCAGTTACTGATGTTGTTTTAAATCGTGTAGAAACCACGCGCTATCCAAACACACCATGCGAGGTAGTTCATCAAGGATATAAAAAGGGTAATCGCTATTGCCAATTTAGCTGGTATTGTGATGGTAAATCAGATACTCCACACGATGATGAAGAATGGGAAAAATCACGTAAGTTTGCTCGGGACATGTATATTCATGGAGAATTTCGTGGAATCACTGAAGGTGCAACACATTATCATGCCACTTATGCTAAACCATTCTGGTCAAAGAAACTTAACCGTATTGCTCGTATCGGAGCACATATCTTCTATTGGGAAAAATAAATGAAGGATTCAATCATGACAACAGACAACTTAACTATAACTCTAGGCGATACTACATTTGATTTCCCAGAACTTGATCTAATCGACTATAAATTTGGCGAAGATGGATATATACAAGAACTAAGGGAATATATTGACTCAACGTATAAAGGTCACTATGCTACAAATAAGTTTCAATCAACTGAGGTTATTATTGCTAGAGGTCACGGAACTGGCTTCTGTATGGGTAATGTTGACAAGTATGCAAATCGTTATGGCAAAAAAGGTACTAGAGAGGATGCGCGTAAGGATCTTCTAAAAGTCATTCATTACGCGCTATTACAATTACATGTACACGATAGTCAAGAGGAAGAATAAATACACAGCTTATGGCGAAGACGGAAGAGTGATAATAATATCACACAGCCCACGTATAGTTAGAGATTACGCCGAATACGTCATAAATAATCTTGTAAACGTTGAAGCAACGTAGACACATACTGGACCCGGGGGCGGTACCCGGCGACTCCACCATAGATACATTAGCGTCTTTTGAGAGTAATAGGTCTCTGGGACAGTCTTAGGATCCTCCCTTTGTTCTCGCTAGTGTATCTTTGATGGGGTCGAAATAGGATCGACAGGTGTGAAAGTGACGTGGAGTTTACCGGCTGACTGCGAAATAGGTCAATCACTACAAATGCAAACAATAACTTTGCACCATCTGGTTACGCACTAGCTGCATAATTAAGAGGGCGGCCACTGCCTAGTAACAGAAGTGTGGCGTTTTAACTTCTTAAGGGGACAACTATGGACATTCTAAACAAAGTAAAAACATGGGCTGCTGGATTAGCAGAAGTCGGTATTAGTATCGCCGCTCTCATGATTGTACTTGAAGTATTGGGTGTGGGAACACTTCCATTCATTCCTGCTGTAAGCGTTGTGGCTAATGTAAGTGCTATGATAGCCGCATTGGGATCACAAGGCCTTGTAGGTTTACTTGCTGTTTGGGTTCTATACGAAATCTGGAATCGAAAATAACTTTCTTATAAGGGAAATAAACTAATGAAATTTGCTGCTATTACTGCTGCTGCGTTGCTGGCCTCAGCAACAACTATTCAAGCCGCCGAGCTTGGTGCTACAGGTATCTCACTTGGTGCCACAACAACTGCTGAATATAATGTCGATGTTGAAAACATGACCGTTGAACTTACTCCAGAAATGGGTTATGGTCTTTACGGCATGGACTTTACGCTTTCAACTGATCTCATGATTTACAACGACGAGTTTGTATTCATGGATACAAATCCAACACTTGACTTTAAAGTCGGTTATGGTATCTTCGATAATGCAGAAGTATATGTTGAAACTGATTATAATTTAGAAACAGAAACTCGCGGCGATGTCGTAATTGGCGCTAGCTTTTCTTTCTAATATATAGTAGAAGTATCATCCACTATCGGATGCGCGTGGGGCCAAGGTTAGCCCCACACTTTATAATTTTTCGTAAATAAGGACTGATAATGAAAAATGTTATTCTAGCCGCAGCCTTTTCCTTGGCTGCTCCTCTCGCAAATGCTACTACAATTGTTAATACCGGATCTGATTCGGGCGGGTTTAAAGCAGTACTAGATATGGTTGGTACTAAAATCGATCATGATTTTGTACAAGCTGGAAATCCGGTAGTAGCGTCTACTTACTTTGATGGTGGCGATGTGCTCACGATGTGGAGTACAGAATGGCCAGGTGATTCAGAAATGCCAACAGTGGTAATTGATGATTCAACCATCGTAGCTCTCCAAACATATGAAACAGTAATGTGCAGTCGCACATTCAACTCGGTTGATGATATGGCAGGTCAGACCGTAAAGGTCGCAACTTGGGGTGGTGTTGATGCTGTAACTAAATTTATTAATGAGTTTGGTGAAGCAAATAACGTAAATTTTGAGATTGTTCCATATGAAGGTTCAGGCGGAACAACTCGTGGTTATCTTGCTAATGATGCAGATACTATTTTTACAATTCAAACACGACAGGGAAAAATTGAAGCAGACGGAAATTGTTTTGCCTTTAGCGCAAATGGCGATCTAGACTTTGCGTTTGTTGATATGATTCTTGCTGTTAATGCATCAGAGTCTGTTGTATGGCAAGCACGTGCTGCTGTAGCCGAACTAATGTCAACTGATGAGTGGCTAGCGGCATTTGAAGGAACTGAGACTTATGTCGTAAATGACGCAAATGCAGATATGATTGTTGATAAAGTTAAAGCTGCGGTAGCTCTAAATACTCAATAATATTCTATACAAGCTTGTAATTGATTATGGGAAGACCGATATGTTTCGTACATATCGGTTTTTTCTTTTCCAGATACGAATAATGAAAAATGAAAATCCTGACTTGATAAAAAGTATTCTTCCGGTATTACAACATTATCATGTAAATGAAAATTTGAAGCAAGGCCCGCTCCCTCTACAGATTTATAATCTCCAACGCTTTTTATGGTTCCGGGTTTTAACTTAGTTTCTTTCCACAAATGTCTTTTAAATTCTGGTAAAGGCATTTCTGCAAAGACGTTAGGTAAAAATTCATTGTCACACAAATCATCGTACATAACCATGCCTTGGCCGATACGTGGATTCAAATCAATGAATTTAACTGTGTCATCAAAATAATAAAAGTCAGCAACCATTAATAGATTTTTTATTTTAAGTCCATCTACTAATTTTTGATAGAAATGAATTACGGTATGTTTTATTTTTTCTGGAACTTCATTTGTTGGTATTCCTTCAAATGAGTAATTTCTTGGTTGCCAATGCATCTCAGTCTTATTTTTTACCATTATACTGCCTTTTGACCAATAGAGAGGCGTGACTCTTCCAGAAGAATTGGCATAAGCATAAAGCGCGTATATCTCTGAGTTATCTGGTAAATGTTCTTGAACCATTAATTGGTTTTGCGTGTTGTTAAAGTCTTTATCAATCCATGTATTAAAACTTACATGCTTTAACAATTCATCTTTATTTTTAAACGCAGTATATGGAAAGTTATGATGCTGATCTTTTGTGCCAGATCCAACAACAGGTTTTACGAAAACGGGTTTATCTCTAAATACGTTTAGATCTTCAGCATTTTCAGGCAATACACTTTGAGGTGTAATAGTAAACCCCAAAGATCTGGCGTATTCATCCATTTTAAATTTATTAGTAAGTATTTCAACTGACTCTTTTGTTAGGTTATTAATTCCTAATTGCTGTTCTAATTTGTATTGTAATGGCAGTAAGCTTTCTGACATTGTAAATATTCGATCATAGTTGCCTTCGATCTTTTCAAAATCATCTTCATCAGTTATAATAGTTGACTTCTGCTGAAATTTAGCTAACGCTGTTTGAATAGCCAGGCACCGATAATATCCTCGTTTATATCCTAATATTAAATTATTCATGTGTATATCGCTATGACTCGTAATAGGTTGTTATAGAATAAATCAGTTAAAAAGAATCCATACAGAATTGGGAATGTTTCCCACTTTCTTATAAGAAATCCAATTCCAGTTGTGACTATCAGGCATGTTATTATCCAAAATTTTATTGGGTATATGTATATGCTCATAACAGAGATGAACACAAAAATGCCAATAATAAAATAGCGCTTATATCTTTTATATAGATCCGCAATATATCCTAGTTGATTAAAATACAACCATGATAAAACTAGGCATGCTACTAATACGATTGGAATATAATATAGTACGTCTTGTAGCATGTAAATGTTTTCTAAATCAAAAGTAAATCCACGAGTAACTACAAGATAATATATTAGTACTTCACTTCCAACAATCGGTATTCCTAAAATAATAAGCGGAAGAAGAGAACTCAATGCTCCACTATTATTAGCAGCTTCTGCTGCAGCTATTTTATCTATGTCCTTCTTCATAAAATTAGCGCTCAGATAGCTGCCTAAAACATTTGTAATTCCAGGAACTAAGCCACACCAAAATCCTACAAAACTACCGGTGGCCGTAGCTTTCCAAGTACTTAGATCGTACGCAAACTTTGTAATTTTATTTTTACCAGTAAAATCTTTCTCAGCAAACTTAAGTAACTCAGGAACAATATAGAGACCAATCATGATTGTACTAAAAGGTATTCCAAGAGTTAGATACGTAAATCCAAAAGTACCCCATGTTTCTTTTGTTAGATTATCATATCCGATCTTGGCCAATATTCCACCAAGAATAAAAAGTACTATAGTTTTCCAATAGGCTTGCTTTGTCATTATTGTTAGGAATACAATAGCAATGCTGATAACAATTAATTGAATTGTAGAGTTGTAGAATTTAAATAGCTGAAATATAAATGGAAGTGATATTAGAAATACCACGATTGCAAAAATAGATCCTATCGTACTTGATATTGCATTACTACTTACAGCATAATGTCCTTTACCTTCTAGAAACATTTTATGGCCGTATCTTGCAGTAGTTACAGCTCCCGCATCTCCTGGTATTCCATAGAGAATAGCAGTTACACTGTTTGTATAGTTTGATGTAATAAGCAAAGCCACATAAAATATCATAATCCCAATTGGATCAAATGTGGCAAGTATGGGATAAAGTGTGGCAATTGCTAGGAAAGGACCGGCGCCTGGAATAATGCCAAAGACTGTTCCGGCAATAATGCCGAATAGCGCATAAATCAACTAACTAGTCCAGCGTCCTGCATATATAGAAAAAGATCCTTGTCAAACGCTAAACAAATTACTAAGATGATTACTCCATCTTGTGTTGAATGAACGCTATGGCGTTTGTTAGCATTAAAATACCATAGTGAACCAGGATTACACTTTACAATTTTATCGTCGTAAATCCATTTAAAATTATATTCATCACAATCGATAAACGCAGTTAGTCTTACTTCATCATATGATAAGTCTGATTTGTTTATATCATGATGATCTGGGAAAAAGCTACCGCGGTCCATTCTCAGAAAGTGGCACCGTGTTACCCATTGTTTCCATGGTTCGAGAAGTTCAGATATATATTTACTCTCGGTCCACACGCGGGTAGGAGTTACAATGTCGTGGTTTGTTAATACCTCACCAGTTTGATGTTCCCAGTCTTTTAAACTTGTAAGATCTGGAATGCCACTAAGTCCACCATCTAAACTAGTTACGCTTAAGCCCCAGCGGTTGTTTGGTTTCTTAGGATTATATCGTACCCAATCATTTTCAAACGGCTTAAGCTCTTCTTTAATCAGCTCTGAGTTAAATCCGTGAAACTCCTGCCAGTCAGACATTGTCTGGAGTCTGTTCCAATAAATTATTTCTTCTAATCGTTCTTCGCTAATTGTCATATTTCACCAAATAATTATTTCATCTTTTAACTAACTCTAGTACTATATATCAAATTTAATTATACTTCTATTAAGTTGAGTATTAGGAGTAATCATATCCTTATCGTTATTTTTTATTTTCTTGCAAAACAGTTTGCACACACTTGGACAAGTATCATAGTCTGATAAATTTTCAAGTGTGAAATTTGCAAAATATTTCTTAAAATTTTCAGTATTATTATCTTTAATGTTAATCGGCGACCATCGGGTGTTGGGCCCATGATCAGCCCACCAACAACAAGGATAGTAATCTCCAAATGCATCTATATAATGCATATCGCCCGTATGACAAAATGGACTAAGTGCTTCTTCATACTCTACTTTAATATTTTGGAACCATTCTGGATTATCATACTCTTTTATATTTAACTTAGGATCTAATTCTCTTGTACGTTGTATTCTAAAAGCGTTTATACCAATCTTTTTTGCAAGCGCGTTTGCTTGCTCAACTTGATGGTAGTTGTGTTCAAATACAATATATTTCCATTCTATTTCGCACTTGCGTTTCTTTTTTGCGATCAGCTCAAACAGTTGTTGGATCTTATTCCAATTACTATTAACCCGGTACAAATGGTTAGTGTCTTGTAGACCATCAATACTTAATGTAATCTGAGAATTACTAGGCCAGGTATCTAATACACGCTCCCAAAATGGCAAACTTTGCATACCGCTAGTAGTTACATTTAAATTCTGCGCATCAAAAAAATGTTCACTTATGTTATGGAACTGTGGATGATAGATCGGATCGCCTAAACTGCCTTGAAAGAAAATATATTTAATTTCAGGAATTGTTTCTTTAGGAAAGAAGTCCTTTAAGTCATTAATATCAATGTCTAGCTTAGGATCTTTTACCATTGTATTGAAATGAGTTGTCCGTGGACATGCCGGGCATGCTAACGGGCAGCGCCTTGTTAATTCGAAGTGCCACCCTATATAATCTTTAAACATAAAAATTATAAGCCTTTGCTTTTAAACGAAAACTATTTTCGCAAAAAGCGAAATTAACTGTGTACATTACCTTTTAGATAGTGTATAGTGTATATATCAAATGAGGAGATAACCATGTTATTATCAAACGGTGCAATGATCAAGAATGACGTAATCGAAGCTTTTAACAAAGCTACTACGAATCCTGAGAATATTAATTCGTCGGGTGGTATTAACTGGAACTTTGTTGACGCTGACCTAAACTTAGAACTTTCGCTGTGGTACACTTCAGAATATTTGTATGAGTGCTTTGAAGTTTTAGTCGATAACTTTTTTGGAGAAACAGTATAATGGAACGTGGATTTGAAATGGCTGTAGATGAAATAGAACGCCTATATTCCGAGAATGTTAAAGGTGTACAGGAAGAGACTGTACGGAAAGAGATGAAAGCTTGGGCTATATCAAATGGGATGATAACCGCCGAGTATAAAGATATCGTTAGCGCCCACGCTAAGGCTCGTGGTTGGACTCAAGAGGGTTTTACGGGAATGGAAGTTTATGATCCTTTTTGGGATTGGCAAGAGGATTAATAGTTTGGTTCCTTAGCTCAGCTGGATAGAGCAGCCGCCTTCTAAGCGGCAGGTCATAGGTTCGAATCCTATAGGGACCGCCAACACACTCCTCTAGCTCAATTGGTTAGAGCAGAGCGCTCATAACGCTTTGGTTACAGGTTCGAGTCCTGTGGGGAGTACCAGAAAACCCTAGTCGTTTTAATCCCGTACGGGGCGTCTAGGTCGGTCAGTCACTGGTACCGAAAACCCAGTCGGTTGTTGCATACGTTAAATGCAAATAAGGGGAGGGGCACTGCAGAAAGCCTCTCCCACGAAAACTATTTTGATCAGCGTCCATGTAGAGGGGACCGGGCCTGAAAGCATTTTACTAGTTTTAATCAAACTAGAGCGGCAACGTCAATAAGGCCGTGCGGAGAGATTGGAAATACTAGGGGCGCTGATCAAAATAGTTTTGAGGTTATGATGGTTAATGAAGAAATAAGAAATAGGATTCGCTT